AGCCCCCCCCCCCCCCAGTCTCGCATCCGGGGAACGCCGTGCAGTGTTCGACGCCGATTGTTCAGGGGCACATTTCAGGGGCTAGGCACATGCGCGCTCGGAAACGCACGGCAGCTCCTACGTCCTACTCCCAGGGTGACAACATTAAAATTCAAAGGGGCCATTGTTTATATTGGTTTCGGCCCAGAGCACGTCGGTCAACCAAAGAAGGGGGCCATTGTTTATGTTAGTTTCGGCCCAGGGCACGTGCCCATCCGGAGAACCACCTCCGTCTAAAAGGCCGGGCGGTCACAAATCCTAGACCTCCCGCCTCAGCCTCCGCCAAGCCTCAAGGAATACGCCGTCGGAGCACTCGATGACCTCGCGGATCCTATCACGCAGGGCCTTCTCGGTGACCTTCCTTGTGGTGGAGGCGGAACCAAGCATCTCGCGCACAAAGCCATGATCTGCCGCTTGGTCCCCAGCCTTGTCTTTGCTGAGCTTGTCGCGTTTCCGGCACATCTCTTCGTAGAAGTCCTTCCCGTTCTCCGCATCGAGGTAGGTGTCGCTAAGTTCCACACCCTTGTAGCCGAGTCCCCGGACGTCGGCAAGGTGGGCGCCCCGCTCAGCGGTGGCGTAATCGTACACCCGCTTCATGAGCGAGAACAGTGTCGGGCAATCGACCGAACTCCCCATCGCAGAGATGGCTTTCTCTTGCAAGGCAATAAGCGCGTTCTGCTTCATCCCTCCCTCCCGCTTGATCAACTCGGGCATGACATGGAAACTAAGCGAGAGGGAGTCTAGCATCTTACGCGGCTTATTGAACATGCGGACACGCACCACGAACTTCATGTCCGATGGATGCCCGCACGTTCTGACCGAGGCTGGAGGGTAACTCCTGACCTTGTAGGCCTCGAAGATCCTGCTGACGAACTCATTCCTGCCGAGGATCGGCACCAAAGCAGCACGCGAGGTCTCCCGCCCCCGTTCTGTTTGAGGCTCCAACGTGAAGCCGAAATGGCTGTAAGCCTGGACCCACTTGTCCACAAAGTGCTCCTCCCCGATCTTCCTCACAAGGACAGCCGAGAGGTACTGACTGCCGTCATCCCCCTCGGCCATCAAATCCAGGAGCTTGTCCTGGTGGTCTCGAAGGACCTTTCGCACCTCGTCGAGTGCGTCCGCCGTGGTGTACCCGCAATGCTCTATCAGCAGGTCCACGAGGGAGCAGAGGGTCACCACCCAGTTCGTCACGTAATTCAGCACGCTTGTTCCACGGTCCCCGCTCATGCGACACCAATTCTCCGATGTAATGGTGACGCCGTACCCACGGGCCTTATGTTTCTTCGCGTTACGGTCACGTGCTGCAGCTTTGCCCAACGGTCCACCGAGGGCCTCGCTGGCCCAGGTCGCCAGAAGGTTTTCCACACGCGAGCGGATCTCCCATCTGACGGAAGAATCAAACGCCCCAAAATCGGTGTTCAACCTAAACCACTCTCTGCCACCCTGCGTCAGTTTCGTCAGCCTTGCGGCCATGCGTTGCGCAAGAATGGCAGGTACCGCGTGCTTCACAGACCTCTCCTCAAAGAAAGGAATGGAGAACAACACGGCCTCGAGCAGCCCAGCATCGGCCATGTGAATGACCACGCCCAGGTCGCCTCCTGACAAAATGCCCCGAGGCTTCATCTTGGTGAGAGACTCGTTGCACTTTACTGAGGCGCTCTTCGGCAATCCCGTCTTCCCGCTTTTGCGTTCGTTGTATCTGGGTGCCGTGTAGAGCAGTGCCTCCAGGAAGCGCTGTGACTTACGGAGGGTGTCCCACTTGCTACTCAACTTCTGGCTGAGGTCCATCTTCATCTCCCCTGCTTTCTGCTCCAGAATCCTCCCGCACCTCTCCTTCACAAATCCTGCAAATATCGGGAAGACCATCTCCACAATATCGAGGTACTGCTGCTTGAGCGGCTCCCTCTGTGGGAGATGTCTGGCATGAATAGCATGGAGAAGGTTCTCTTGGCAGGCCTTGGCTGTGTACACGGGAGCATCTGGATCTCCCGGCAACAAGTTCAACGCCTGGGGAGCGACGCTCCCATCCGCAATGGCGGCCTCCAACATCCCGGAGTTCGGGTCGAGGCTCTGTGCACGTTGGATCCCTCTTCGCACCTGCTCAGCGAGGACATGCGCCTGATCCTTCGGGTGCAAGTCCTTAAACTCGGTCACCTCGACCTTGGTCTGCTCATCCAGGAGCAAGCTTTTCCACGAGTCGGGTGAGGACACATAGCCAAAGACCGGTGTCGCGAAGCCCACTTTGCCGTATCCCAACAGGGGCGGCGGGGGCGCGGAGCCTCCTTCGGCAGGGGGGGCTTCCGCCGGAGGTGGGGCGGGTGGAGGAACGTCGATTCCAT